TCATTGAATTCGACTCGGAGTTAGAGCTCACATTGGCTGAAGTTCCACCAACAAGTGAATTCGATTTAATGGCTTCTACTCATCTTTCTACAGAAGATATGGTAAGACCAGGCGCACCAAAGTTCTCTTTTGAAGATTTTAAACTCGTTAAGGGAACTATGCTTCAAGCGCTCACTAAAGTCTCGCGATTCATTGGCGACGCAAGTAAACACAGCTATAGAAGTGTGAGTGATGCAATGATGGCGTTTAATGACCGCCGTATTAAGGATGATACAACTATCCTAGTTGCATTTGCTGATAAATCTTTTTACTTTTCGCCAAGCGGAGGATACAGTGTGGTAAGACTAGTCAATAATGATCTCGCAAGACAAGTCTTAGAAAATGGCTCACTTGAAGGAATATGGGATCGATTTAGTCCCTATATTGAAGCGCTCTCTCAAATAATTCGTGGAGGAGTTGGATACTACTTCACGTGTGACTTCGAGTCTGATCGCATGGGCCATGAGCCTGGGCCGATGATGTTGATGAGCGAATGCTTGAAGATCCATGGAACTGGGACGCGCCATACAATCCTGGCAAAAAACTTCCAAAAGCAGCTTTACCAATGTTGGGAAAACGTGTTGAAATGTATTGTCCAATACATCATAAGGTTGATACATGTCTCCATGTTGAGTCGTCAACCGTTCGCGTTAAACGTGTTTATGGAAATGATACGCCAGTTGATGAGAGACCAATCCCTTTAAACATTGAGGGATACTCTGATTACACTGAACCACAACGAGCTGCTGCGCGATTTGTTGTTCAACCGACTCCCGAACGAAGACGGGAGAACGAATTGTCGCGCGAGGGTTACTCTGACTACACTGAGCCCCAAAGAGCGGCTCAAAGGTTTGTCGTGCCTCCAACTGGTAAGAAGAAAGAAGAGACTTTTGAAAGTCATGCTACATCTGACATGGAGGCAAATTCTCTTGTACTCATGATTGCCAAAAACACTGTGTACGTTGGTTCGTACGTCCGTCCACAATCACGAGCAGTGATGATAAAAGGCCGCATTGGTGTGTGTAATTATCATGTCACATACAATGGGGAAATTGGAGATTCAATTCAAATTGCTTACGGAAGAGACAAAGAGACAGTTGGTGCTATCATTGTCAAGGTCGTCAAGAATCGGGATCTTGCATACTTTAAGTTGCCAGATTGGTGTCCACAATTTCGTGACATCACAAGTCACATGAGGAAAAAGAAAGATGTTATATCTGTTTTTGGATATCCCGCGTTTCTTAATATCATGAATCCAACTGGCTTCATTGTGCAACGATTGATCCGCATTAAAGAGCAGGTCACACGAGACGTTGAAGGAATGCAACGAGATGGTATATTATATCGCGCCACCTTAAATAACGTTTCTTTTGATCCAATTGGCACCCAACCAGGAGATTGTGGATCATCAGTCGTGTTGATTGCGCCTGGAATTTCTGGCAAATTCATTGCTATCCATGGAGCAGGAAACATGTCTGAGGGCCTTGGTGCACTTGTTTTTGTTGATGATCTCATTGGAATTGATGATCCAGAACCAATGCGCACTGAGTCAGTCGTGGTCAAAGATGACATACATATTTTGACTCACCAATGCATTCAACCAGTTGAAGTTGAAGATCACAAGTTGTTCAAAGTTATTGGAGTGTGTCACGATGGTGAAAAACCCATCCCAGCATTCCATCCACATGATACGCATTTGTGGAAATCACCACTCAATGGTTTCACACCACCAATGTATGAGCCATGCGTTTTATCAAAACACGACTTGAGAAATACAGATCCAAATTTCAATTTTTACCAAGATGCAATTGAGAAGTGGAGTCATGAGCAACCCGAAAATGTTGACATACCATTGCTAGAAATGGTTACTGAAGCAACAGCAGAATATCTTGCTCAAAAGGTTCAACAAACAGGATTGTCACTCAAAATTTGTACTAAGACTGAAGCAATTAATGGAGTCGCTGGATTTCCTTGCTCGAATCCAATTTATCGCCATTCATCAGCGGGATATCCATTCTCGAAGTGGCCTAAAGTTACCAACAAGGACACCTTCTTTGAACAAAAAGAAGATGGAGGAATTTGGACATTCTCAAAACATCCAGACTCTATACGATTGAACACTGCAATTGACGCGCTTATACAAACTGCGCGTGAAGGGAAAAGATCGGCTGTTGTCTTCTCTGGAACCATCAAAGATGAACCTGTCAAACTCAAAAAGATCTACGATGTCAATTATCGAGCGTCACGATCTTTTGCTGGATCACCACTTGATTTCACGCTTGCACATCGCATGTATTTACATACAGTTGGTGCAGCGTTGAGTCATCTTCATTCAATTTTGCCAATCAAAATTGGAATTGATCCAGCATCCACAGAGTGGCACACGTTGTATCACTACCACACTGAGGTCTCTGACCGTGGATTTGACGTTGATTTCTCGCAATGGGATTCCACTGTACCTTCCGTTTTCATGAAGAAGTGCGCGCCCATATATAATCGCATCTACCAGCTCAATGACCCAAATTGGAAGCCAGAAGACGATCACATTCGCACACATTTGCTTTCGTGCGTTGACAAGCCACTCATCACATACTATGATTACGTGGTTCAATGTCCAGGAGGCCAAGTTTCAGGCCAACCGTTTACATCACTCGATAATTGCATCATAAACATGTTGTACAATGCGTACGTGTTCATTAAACTTGCTCGAGTTCATTGTCCTCGGAAGGCCACATATAAAGCATGGCTCGAAAATGTGAGGATGTCTTGCTATGGCGATGATTTGCTAACGACTGTTAGCCTTGATTGTCTACCATGGTTTAACTTTAGGACATTCTGTGATGAAACAAAGTTGCTCAATCTTAAAGCAACTCCACCAACAAAAGTCACAGGTGAAATGATTGAACACAAACACATTCTTGAGATGACCTTCCTCAAACGCACATTTGAAAAACATGGCGCGTATTATTTGGGAGGTCTTCTTGACGAGTGTTTTAGCAAGATGCTTGATTGGACAACGTTGAAGAAAAAACATTATATTTGGCAATACAAGGATACTATTCGATTTGATTCAAAC